TGAAACTGTCCCCTTGACCCTGGCTCTCTGACCCACCGATCAATGTAGGCATCTGGCATCTTTCTCAAGCTGCTTTTGATGGTCTTGATGTGGTAGATGTGAGGCAATTCAGCGTGAATTTGCTTGGCAGTCTTGCCATTAGGACTGCCCCTGAGAACTGCCCTGATCGCTGGTGTGTGTGGCTTTTTCACGCTGTTTCCTGAAGAACCATGCAACTGCATAGACGCTGATGCCAAATCGATCAGCAATTTGTTGGTATGAAAACCCTTCTTTTTTCAGCTTTATAGCCCTTGAATGGTCAAAATTAGTTGGCTTTTTCCCTGCGCCTGGTCGTGCTCCACCTCTCATTTCATTCCCCTCATTTCCCATCCAAGTAAAAAGTATTTCCATCGTGTTTGGATAGATGTGTTTGCATATCCTTGGGTTTTTCTTACTAATTGTTCCTCTGAATAGCCATTTGCTTTCATCAAAGTTTCAAAGATTTTTTGAGCTTCAATCATGTTGCCCTCATAATTCGCTGATTACGACCTGACCGACCAGGACGAGTGCCTACAATTTCAATGTGCTTTTTTCTGACTAACGCAGAAAACCGAGGGGTAATTGATGCGTATGAATACTGTGGCAAGGCAGCCAATACCTGATCAGCAATACACCCCTCTGGAAAGCCTTTAATCGTCTCCAAAACGATTTGTTCTAGCTTGGTGGTATCTACCCTCTCTGCTGCCTCAAAAGATGTTACAGGGTCATCTTTTCGGACAAGCTGGTGAACTGAAGTGCCGAATTTTTCTTTAACAAACTTGAAAGGGTCAAACATTTAAATCTCCTTGATTTTGTTGGTCAAAATGGAATAAGACCGTCGTCAATTACCTCGTCTTTAGGCGCACCATCAGGAACACGATCACGCTCCTGACCTCGCTTCAAGACTGTCATTTCTTGGCAGATCACATTGGTTACAGATCGTTCTTGCCCATTCTTGTCTATATATTTGTCGTGCTTGATCTGACCTTCAACATAGACCAGAGTTCCTTTGGTCAAGAATTGCCCTGCAATCTCAGCCAACTTGTCAAAAAAGATCAGTTTGTGCCATGTAGTGTCATCTACTTTTTCGCCTGTCTGTTTATCTTTGCGCTTGCTAGATGTGGCGATTGAGACATTTGCCACTGCTTTGCCAGTAGCGGTGTATCTGACCTCGCAGTCTTGACCGCAAGAGCCGACCAAAATCACTTTATTTACTGATGCCATTTTTTGCCTTTGCTTTAAGTTTGTTTTCCAACACATCGAGTTCCGCTAAAAACTTGATGACTTCTGCTTCCATCGTTTCAATCTTCTTATTGTCCCGATGCAATCTCTTAACATAGAGCTGTAAACCTTCAGGTGCTCTATCGTCAAAGCAGACATAATCGCACCACTTCCGACCTGTGCAAGCCATTTGCCAAAGCATTTGCTTTTCATGGTCTGAATCAATCTCATCTTTCAAGATCGATTCAAAATGGTTATGAGTCTCTTTGCATTTGATCTCGACAAGCCCATCTTCACCAATGCACCCATCTGGAGAGCAACCAGCGTTTTCAATGGTTGGATGATTGACCCAAGCCACCTGATCGACCATCTGGTTTGTCTCGACCTCATAGGCTGCTCTTGCGATTGGCTCAAGTTCTGTGCCTCTCTCCATTGGCTTTGTGATCTTAAACTCGGTGGGGTTGCCTGTCATACGCTCGACCACCAACTGAGCCATGTATTTAGCCCTAGTTGCTGCTGCCGATCCTGTCTTTGTGGTGGCTAACAGATCCCCCATTCGTGATGCACTAACCTTGCCAAGTCGGATCTGCTTCCATTCGTCTGTGCCTTGTTCCATCAAAGTGTCTCCTTTATGAGATCGTCAAACTGTTGTTTTAAAATTCCATAATTCATCGGCAAGATGTGCTTTGCTTTGATGTGCTGACTTACTGCAACAGAACCATCTTTTAGAGCATGACAGACTGTATTGTGAAACTCTCCCAGTTCATAAACCGATTCATAAATGCCTAAAGCATTTTCTGTTGCCCATTGCCACTTCTCAAGCAATAAGCAAACTTCGTTCATTTCTTTCTGGATTCTTTTACCAATAAGTGTGTTTTTCTTTGGCTTAATAAGCCAGTATTGTTCATACTTTGTCGGCAAGGTAAACCCAGATCGGTCAGTTCTTTCTTGGTAGATCAAGCCTATTCCAATTGATTCCATGCGGAGAATCGCAATTGCTTTTTCTTTGTCCAAGAAATCACGCTTTGCTTTTAATGCTGCCTCTTTAGCATCTGTGAATTTGCGGACTGCAAACCCTGCGAATGCTTCAGGCAAGTGATAGTGTTTTCTCACAGTTTGGCTTTCTTTGCGTCTTTGGCTGCGATGATTCGCTTGAGTGCGTCTTTATCCCCTTGGGCTGCTTTATAGGCTTGACCATAGACTTCTTTTAACTCTTCTTCTGTCGTGCAGTCATCGATGCCTGTTAGCCAATCATCAAGCCTAGAAACATCCATTCGTGCCTGGACTTCAGGAGTGTGGGCATCTGCATCGTTATCACCCTCTGTGGGGATTGCAAAGGTCTGGAAGGCCATGTATTTATATGCTGCTGACATAGCCTTGTTGGTGGCTTTGTCACTGCTATCCATAGCCTCCCCAAAGGTTCGTGCAGTATGCTTTGAACCATCAACAGAAACCAAATCAAATTCGGCCTCAACAGTCACATAGAAAAGCGCACCACCTGACTTGCTTTGTCGCTCTTCACAAGTGCGATTCAGCATCCGAGGGATGATGCAAAGACCTTTCTCGGCCATGATTGAAGACATGGTGTTATAGACTGCATCAATGCCTCGGAAGTTATAGCCAGCACCCTGAGTATTCCTAGAGTTCTTGCTGATACCGATCTTGGCAAGTTCTGCCTGGACTGCGTTGATTGCTTGATAGACATTCATTTAAATTTCTCCGATTGAGTTAAGTTCCTGTTTCATCCGTTTGAGTTCTTCCCTAGCCATTTCAAGTAATGAGTAAGCGTGATAAAGCTCTACTGTGAGAACACCTGATAGATAGGCATATTGTGAGCCTATTTCCTCAGAGTGATTTTTTGCTTTTTCTTTGCTTCGTTCAACAATCTTGTCAACCTCAGTCAAAAAATTCTTCTTTTCTGTATTCATCTTTGATCTCCTTAATGATCTTGGCTATCTCGTCATTGAAAAAATCGATTTCGATTGGTTTGTCGCATTCGTTTTTGTAGATTTCATAATCGACATGAAGATACTCATCACGGCAAACATCAACTACTCGCAAGTAGTAGCAGTCGCCATCCTTGTCTGGGAGGAAGTGCCATGTTCTCATTTTTTATGCACCTCACGCATCATCCAGAGCAACAACTTACTGAGTCGATCGTGGGCATATCCAATTTCTTCTAAATAACCATCATATTTCTTGTGAAGGCATTTGCTGTGCAAGCTCTTGATGAGTCTTTCCAACTCCATGAGGTGAGTTGAATAATCGTCAAATTCATTTTGATTCATAGTGCTTCTCCTTGTTCTCAATGGGTTGCCATCCAAACTTCTTCCAAGTCTGGGTTACATCGGTTGCTTCAGACCGAACATACTTGAAGTTTTGATCAAGCAATGATTGAGGGCGAACCACAGTCTGTGGGCGGTGTTCCATTTCAATTGCCTTGAGTTTCATTTCAACCCCTCCAAGCCAAAAGAACGCCAATGTAGGCGAAAGTGACGATGGTGATGATTGCGTAGATGATTTCAGACTTCATTAAGACTCCTTGATCTGTTAGGCGATTGCTTAACATTGACTCTATCTTAACATCACAACTTAACATTGGTCTAGGGAGTTTCCCTAATATGTGGCTGTTAAGCAACCCTGTTAAGATGTTAAGCATGAAAAAAGAAACAGCAATCTATTTGGCGGGTTCTGCAAACAAACTGGCTAATTTGCTTGGCATTAATCGTGCTGCCATCAGTCAATGGGGGCAAGATATTCCAGTCAAGCGAGTAGAGCAGTTAAAACAATTAAAACCCGAATGGTTTGACAATTTTATTTTTTCAGGAGAAATTAAATGAAAAAACTAATCGCTGCTTGGCTAATAGCCGTTGTTTCTACGAGCGTTTGGGCTAATTGCTCAACTCATACGATTACCCAAGGTGGTCGGATGGTGACTTGCACCACTTGCTGTTTTGGTGGGAATTGCACTACCAATTGTTTTTGATTTTGTTTGACAAAAAAATCGTGTTAGGATAAATTTGAAACCTGGCTAGATAGGGAGTAGCTACCCTATCGAAAAGCGTCCCACCCTCGCCTGCCAGAAGTTTCATCAAGGGTGTTTTGAGGGTGGAAAATTCATGCACTACTACCAGTTCAATATCGGGGATTATCAATCCCACACGGCTCATTTGACCGAAATTGAAGATTTAGCCTATCGGCGTATGCTTGATTGGTACTATCTTCACGAAAAACCTTTCCCATGCGACTATGCAGAAATTGGCAGATTAATCCGTATGCGTTCGCATACCGATTGCATTGCGGTCGTATTGCACGAGTTTTTTGATGTTACAGATGCGGGTTGGATTCATCATCGTGCAGACAAAGAAATTGTTAAAGCTGGAGAGAAATCCAGCAAGGCAAGTGAGTCTGCAAGAGCCAGATGGAACAAAAAACCTAATGAAAACAATAAGATATCGTCTGATGCGAACGCATTGCAAACGCAATCCGAAGGCAATGCTCCCAATACCCATAACACATTACACATAACACAAGATACAAAGAAAAAAACAACTGTCGTTGGTGCGCCTGAAGGCGTATCAATTGAGGTTTGGAAAAGTTTTGTTGAACAACGCAAAAAAGCCAGAGCAGTCATTACTGACTTGGTTATTACCCAAATTCGATCAGAAGCTGAAAAGATTGGTTGGACGCTTGAACAAGCCATGTCTGAATGCGTGGCAAGGGGTTGGAGAGGTTTTAAGGCTGAATGGATTAAACAGCCTGTCGTGCTTAACAAGTCTGACATTGCAAGGGTGACAGTGCCTGGCACTAACGAGCGTGATCCTGCCCTTGTTAAGTTGGATGAAGATCGCAAATTGGCAGCACCGCCACCAATTGAAATCTTAAAGAAAATCCGTGAGGTAATTAACAAATGAACATTGAACAAGCCAAAAGAATCCTTGATGAACACAAAGAAAAAAGCTGCCATTCTTTGCGAACAGTCAACAAAGCCCTGTTCCTATGCGGAGACTTACGAGACTTGGATGAATCATTGTTTGAGATTAGCGAAACACCCTGGTTGGAAAGCGCACATCTGGTGGAGAGTGCAAGACCTTGATTCAGATCGGTCTGGATTGTTCACAGGTTTCAAAGATGAATTTTTAAGGAGAATTAAAGATGAATAAAGAAGAAGCATTGAGGCTGGCGTTGCAGGCGTTGGGACATTTTGAAAAAGCGGGATTGGCTACATTAAAGACGATTGATGCCATTACCGCCATCAAAGAAGCCTTGGCACAGCCAGAGGGAGAGCCTGTGGTGTGGATGTATCAAGACAAAAGCACCCATGAAGTGCGGTTTCAAAAACACATGAGAGATTTTGTTGACCACACCAAAACATCCGAAGTGCCTTTGTATGGCGAACCATTGGCGAACCATGAATTGCAATGCGTTTGTGGTGCAGTGTGGTGCGGGGATGAAATGGTGCATCTTCCAAACAATGCATCCCCACCCAATCGTGAATGGCAGGGGCTGACGGATGTTGATGTATCAAAGATTCTTGATGAACAAAATGGTTTTTACACATTTGAAAAATGTTTTAATTTTGCAAAAGCCATTGAAGCCAAACTCAAGGAGAAAAACACTTGATGCTTCTTCAATTTCATCTGCCGATAGCCCCAATCCCAAAGGGTAGACCAAGATTCAGTAAGTTCGGGACTTACACGCCTGTTAAGACAAAGAACTTTGAAGAAGCAATCAAGATTTACGCGAGAAAGGTGATGGGTAGCCAAGAACCGCTAGAAACCGCTTTGGAGGCGTTTTTGTATTTCCGAATGGGTGTGCCGAAGTCATACTCAAAAAAACGCACAGAAGCCTGTTTAAGCGGTCTGGAACACCCAATCACCCGCAATGGCGACTTGGACAACCTAGCCAAAGCGGTTTTGGACGCATTCAATGGGATTATTTTCAAAGATGACTCACAGATTGTAACCATGCACTTAACAAAGGTGTATGCTCAGGAAGCTGGAATAGATGTAATGATCAAGGAGATTTAATGGAAGCACCACACGCTGCGGTTGATTTTATTCTCAAAAACGCCCCTGCTTTTGCTAAAGCAAAGAGCCAGAGGGTGCATCTTGAGGAATTCAGAAAATCCAAAAAAGCCTTGTTGATGAAGCGAGCGATGTTAAAAGGCATGGAAGCGGTAAACGCCCAAGAGCGAGAGGCGTATGCAGACCCTGAATATCAGGAATTGATCAAAGGCTTGGCAGAAGCCATAGAGCAAGAAGAAATGCTCAAATGGAAGCTAGAAGCGGCAAGGATGAGAGTGGATATCTGGAGGTCAGAAGAAGCCACCAACCGAATGCAAGACAGGGCTACGGCATGATGTTTCCGAAGCACAAATATGTCCGATCTGTAAAGTTACTTAAACTTGTGTCAAGTTTAGAGTGTCAGAATTGTGGGTCTGGACACATGGTGCAAGCAGCTCACAGCAATTGGGGGTCAGGCAAGGGCAGGGGAATCAAAGCCGATGACAATGCGGTGGCTGCTTTATGCCTAAAATGCCATTACGAGGTTGATCAGGGCAAGAATCTGACCAAAGAGGAGAGGCAAAAAATGTGGGAAAAAGCGCACAAAAAGACCATACAGACGCTGATTAACAGCGGCAGATGGCCTGATGAAGTGCCAATTCCTTAATATTTCCGCATATTTGGTAGCGGAGCGTCTTTTTGAGAGCCACTACGATGAGCCTTATCCAGACCTTGAGCCTCGTGGCGTTTCAGTTCTTTTTCCACATTTTCAATGCGTTTCATTTCTTGTTGATGCACCGCTTTAGATTCATAATAACCAGTGGGAGTGGCTTTGCCCTTGACTTGCGTGATCTTGAAGTTGGTTGCCATGTCAAAAACTCCTATAATGGACAAGGCCAATTATGGCATTTCTTTGCAAAGGAATCATCATGGGAAAAATGGACTCAATGAAGGGCGTGCCCCTGCGTACTGGTGGAGTGATGCCGAAAGGTGCTGAATCCAGTGACAAGATGGGCGAACGTCGTGAGAAAATGGTTGGTGGCGTTGCGATGGGTAAAGAGGACGCATACGGCCCTGATCACCAGTTCAACACTGGTCGCACCTCGGGCATTTGCTATACGCACGACCGTAGCAAGTATCGTTAATAGACGAAGCCTCCAAGGTGGGAGAAAACACCAAGGAGGCTTCTAACCAATGATAGGAGTTGTATCAATGGCTAATGCAGATTGTAGTAGTTGCCACTACTTTAGGGGAACGGGGCATATTGGTTTATGTCGCCGTTTCCCTTCTTTTCAGAACAAATCGCCTGGTGATTGGTGCGGTGAACACACTGCAAAACAGGTTGAAATTGTGCCTTTGCCTGTTGTTGATAGGCAACAAACTGACGAAAAACAGGTAGAAACACCTATAAAACGGCGTGGCAGACCGAAAAAAGAGGTGCAAGGTGATTAAACCATTGCGTGACAAGATCATTGTCAAGCCTGAGCCACGAATCAAATCAGAATTGTGGATTCAGAGTGCTGAAGCCGACACTGTTGGCTATGTGGTTGCGGTTGGCCCTGAAGCCGAATGGGAAGGCTTAAAGGTTGGCGACAAAATATATTTTGGAACTCTTGCCAAAAGTTATGACAACGAGTATCTTAAATATGAAGAACTCAACATTGATGGTGAGCGACACCTGAAAATGAGTTGGCAAGATGTTTGCTTTGTGGAGGAAGTATGAAAAAGCACGACAAGCCCATTCCTCACAAGACCACGGGCAAGGACAAGACCTATAACCCGACAGACAAGGGTGCGGGAATGACTGCTAAGGGCAGGGCTGAATACAACAAAAAGAACAATTCAAACCTGAAACCGCCAGCACCGAATCCCAAGACTAAGGCAGATGAAGGCAGAAAAGCCAGCTTTTGCGCCAGAATGGAAGGCGTGGTTAAGAATGCCAAAGGCCCTGCCGAGCGTGCCAAGGCATCTTTGAAGAACTGGAATTGTTAAGGAGTCATCATGCCACTTAAAAAAGGCGTAAGCGACAAGACCCGTGAGGCCAATATCAAGAAAGAAATTGCTGCTGGCAAGCCTCCAAAGCAAGCGGTTGCAATAGCGTATTCTGTGCAGAAAGAAGCCAAGAAAACGCAAAAGAAAAAATGAAAATAACAGTCAAAAAGGTCGCAGAACTAATCCCTTATGTAAACAACAGCCGCACCCACAGCGATGACCAGGTGGCACAAATAGCGGCAAGCATCAAGGAATTTGGCTGGACTAACCCAATACTGGTAGATGGCGAAAACGGCATTATTGCTGGTCATGGAAGGCTCATGGCAGCCCGAAAGCTCGGGCATACCGAAGTGCCTACGATTGAGCTTAAAGACCTAACAGAAGCCCAAAAAAAGGCGTATGTAATTGCTGACAATAAGTTGGCATTAAACGCTGGTTGGGACAACGATGTTTTAAAAATTGAGCTGCAAAACCTTCAAGAATTAGGATTTGATCTTGATTTGCTTGGTTTTGACGCAAAAGAGCTAGATGCGTTGCTTGAGCCTGAACAGATTGAAGGCTTAACAGATGAGGACGCAGTTCCTGAAGTTCCCGAAGAACCCAAGACTAAATTGGGCGACATTTACCAGTTGGGTAAACACAGGTTAATGTGCGGAGATTCATGTAGCACTAACGACATGGAAAAGTTGTGCGATGGACAACTTGTGGATATGTGGTTAACAGACCCTCCATACAATGTTGCTTATGAAGGTGGTACTGGTCTGACCATAAAAAACGATGATATGGGTGATGAGCAATTTAGACAATTCTTGAGGGATGCTTATGTAACTGCTGACCTGGTTATGAAGCCAGGAGCAGTTTTTTATATCTGGCATGCTGATTCAGAAGGATATAACTTTAGAGGCGCTGCCAAAGATGCTGGTTGGCAAGTGCGCCAATGCCTTATTTGGAAAAAATCAAGCCTTGTAATGGGACGCCAAGACTACCATTGGAAGCATGAACCTTGCCTGTATGGATGGAAAGATGGTGCTGGACACCTTTGGGCATCTGATAGAAAACAAACTACTATTCTGGAATTTGAAAAACCTTCTAGAAACGGAGAACATCCAACGATGAAGCCTGTTGCCTTGTTTGAGTATCAAATGCTTAACAATACAAAGGGTGGCGACATAGTGTTGGACTCTTTTGGTGGAAGTGGGACAACTCTTTTGGCTGCTGAAAAGAATGGACGCAAAGCCTATTTAATGGAATTAGACCCAAAATATTGCGATGTCATTGTTAAGCGATGGGAAGACTTCACTGGCAAAAAAGCAATCTTGCTAAATGACCAAGAAGAAGTTACCATAAGTTAACATCATTTCCCGCCAATAAAATGTTAGAACACGAGCCAACAAAAGAGCAGCGCAAATTGGTTGAATCAACCAGTGGATTAGGCTTGCCTCATGAGCAGATTTCTATCCTTGTGGGCATAGATGAAAAAACTTTGCGTAAGCATTACAGGCATGAATTGGATGCTGGCAAGGCAAAGGCTAACAGCCAGATTGCCAAAACCCTCTATTCCAAGGCATTAGCGGGTGACACGACCAGTTTGATTTGGTGGACAAAAAGCCAAATGCGATGGTCTGAAACCGTTAAGCAAGAACTTACTGGGGCTGATGGTGAGCCTTTACAGGGCATACAAGTCAGCTTTGTAAAGCCCAATGAGTGAAGTTCAAAACTCGGTAGCGAAGGCACAATTCCCTGCCAAGCTAGAATGCTTGTTTCAACCAGAGTCAATCCGCTATCGGGTCTTATTTGGTGGAAGGGGTGGGGCAAAGTCTTGGGGCATTGCTAGGGCATTGCTGATCAAGGCAATCCAGAACCCTTTACGCATCTTGTGTGCCCGAGAGTTTCAGACCTCCATCAAGGATTCGGTTCATAAGCTGTTAAGCGACCAGATCACGGCAATGGGTCTGGACACATTTTTTGAGATAATTCAGGCTCAGATCAGAGGAAAGAATGGGTCAGAATTTAACTTTGTGGGTCTTAAAAACAATGTGGCAAATGTTAAGTCATACGAAGGCGTGGACATTTGTTGGGTTGAAGAAGCGCAGACAGTCAGCCGACACTCATGGAATGTGTTGATTCCGACCATCCGTAAAGAAAAATCAGAGATTTGGGTCAGCTTCAACCCTGAGCTAGAGACAGACGAGACTTACCAGCGGTTTGTGGCTAACCCGCCCACCAATGCAGTCATCCAGAAGATTAACTGGTCGGACAATCCGTGGTTTCCTGAAACCTTGCGGGAAGAAAAGGACGCACTGAAAAGCCGAGACATTCAGGCTTACAACACGGTTTGGGAAGGAATGTGTCGCCAGACCATTGATGGGGCTATTTTTGCTCGAGAAATGCAACTGGCAGAGGCAGAAGGTCGCATCACCAAAGTGCTGTATGACCCTGTTAAGCCCGTCCATGCGGTATTTGACTTGGGTTGGGCTGACATGACTGCGGTTTGGTTTGTTCAGTTTATAGGCATGGAAACCCGCCTAATTCGGTATTTTGAGGTCAACCAGACCACAATGACTGAAATCCTGGCCAAGATGCAGACCTTTGGGTATTTGTATGACACGATCTGGTTGCCACACGATGCCCAAAACAAGACACTGGCAAGCAATGGTCGAAGCATTGAGGATATTGTCAGGTCAGCAGGGCACAAAACCCGCATCCTAGAGCGTGTGCCAGTGGTGGATTCAATCAACGCAGCTCGGTCAATGTTTAGGTCGTGTTATTTTGATAGAGAAAACTGTCACGAAGGGCTACAATGCCTGAGACACTATCGCTATGAGGTTGACCCTGAAACCAATCAGTTCAGTCGCACACCGCTTCACGACCATTACAGTCATGGGGCTGATGCGTTTAGATACATTGGATTGATGGTCAATGAGCCTCGTCAGCGTAGGGTTCAGAGACAAATCCCGCAAGGCTACGGTCAAGCGCACTCATGGATGGGCTAAATATGGCGACAAAACAGAATCCTGAACAATACGACCCGAGAATTGACGAGGCAAAGCAATTTTTGAAGGTTGCTAACGATGCCGACACCATGAATCGGCAAGAGGCGTTAGAAGATTTAAAGTTTGTAAATGGCGACCAATGGCCTGTTGAGCTGCAAAACTCACGCAATTTGGAGTCACGCCCTGTGCTGACCATCAACAAGCTCGATGGTTACTGTCGCCAGGTGGTCAACCAGATACGCCAGCAACGCCCTCGCCCCAAAGTGCATGGGATGAACAGCCAATCTGACCAGAAGATTGCAGAAATCATCCAAGGCTTGATTCGCCACATTGAGGCTAATTCCAACGCTGACAATGCTTACGACTCGGCAGCAGATTATGCCGTTCGCATGGGTTGGGGCTACATCCGAATCAGAACAGATTATGTGCGTGACGATAGCTTTGAACAGGAAATCTACATTGACCCTGTGGATAACCCTTTCAGTGTGTATTACGACATAAATTCTGTGTTGCCTGATGGGTCTGATGCTGAGAAGTGCTTGATCACCACGATGGTGAGCAAAAAAGACTTTGAAAAGATGTATCCAGACGCTGATCTGATGAGCTTCAGCCAGCGTGGAACAGGCGACAGCCAAAGCGAGTGGATTACCAAAGAGGACATTCGCCTTGCCGAGTATTTTTACACTGTCAGAAACCGTGAAAAGCTATTGCTGTTGAGTGATGGTTCAAGCATTTTTGAGTCTGATTTCAAGCGGTCTGAGGAATTGCTGACCCGTGGTGGCATTTACCCAATCGATGAACGCATGAGCGTTAAGAAGTCAATCAAGTGGTGCAAACTGACAGGCGTAGAGGTGTTGGAAGAAGGCGAATGGCCTGGTCGCTACATTCCGATCATTCCTGTTTACGGGCGGCATTGCGTGGTGGGCGACAAGCGCAAGAAGTTTGGCATGGTGCGTCATGCTAAAGATGCCCAAAGGATGTATAACTTTTGGCAGACCTCGCTAACTGAGTCTGTTGCTCTTGCCCCCAAAGCCAAATTTATGATGGCAGAAGGTCAAGACGAGGGACATGAAAACGATTGGGCACAAGCCAACGTCAAGTCTTTCCCGATTCTGCGCTACAAGCAAACCGACATTGAGGGGCGTGCAGCCCCTGCGCCTGTTCGCTTGCAACCAGAACCACCGCCAGCGGGTATTTTGGCCTCCACAGCAGTTATTGATGACGATATCAAGACGCTGATGGGTATATTTGACCCTGCACAACTCAAGCAGGGCAATATCTCTGGCAAGGCATTGAATGGTCAGCAGCAACAAGTTGACCTGTCAAACTACGATTTCTACGACAACTTGACCAAATCTCAGTGCCAAGTTGCTCGGGTGATTCTTGACCTCATCCCCAAGATTTACGACACACAGCGTGTTTTGCGAATCATTGGCGATGATGGCAAGCCTGAACTGGTGACCGTGAATGAGTTGGATGCGGTTAATCAGGTCGTAAACAACAATCTGGCGGTTGGTTTGTATGATGTTGTGATGGATACAGGCCCTGGCTACAACTCACGCCGACAGGCAGCGGTGGATGCCATGACCCCGATCTTGGCAGCAGACCCGAATTTGATGAGCCAGATAGGGGATTTGTGGTTCAGGAATCAGGACTTTCCTGGCGCAGATATCATTGCAGATCGTTTGGCAACCCTTAACCCATTGGCACAGCTTGATGAGAAGTCGGATATCCCGCCCCAAGCGCAAATGGCTCTTAAACAGCTTCAGGCGCAGAATGAGGAACTCCAGAAGGCACTTGAACAGTTCCAAGTGGAACGCAAGCAACGCATGGATATTGAGTCTGTTAAGCAAGAGGCTGAGACAAAGCGGGAATTGCTGAGACAGACAGGCAAAGCCTATAACGTCGAAACGATGGCTGAAGTGCGTGTTAACGACCAGAACACCCGATCAATCACCTCGCAAAACAAGATGGAGATCGATGCGATTGTTCAGCTTTTGCTCAAGAACATGGACACCTCAAGGCTAAATGCCGAGATTGACCGAAGGAATGCGGAGCAACAAAGGGCAATGGAAACCGCAGTGGTTGACATTGACAGCACACAGAACCCCTTGATGCCTCAATAATTTCGTGGTAAATTTGCCACAACCTTACCTGTGAGGTTCACAGGGCACAAATCGTAGGGATACGTATGTCCGAAACAGTGGCTAGTAATGTTCTTACTAGCGAGAATGCGGCTGAGTTCTATGCACAAAAATTGGGTTTAGCCCCCGATAGCCAATCGTCTGAGGCTGATGTTGCAGAAAAGCAACAGGCAGAGCCAGAACAAGGTGAAGCGGAAGGGAGTGAACCTGAAGCAAGAGAGGAAGCCAAGCCACAGGACGAGCCTAAAAAGCAAAATCCGAAGCTAGAAAAGCGGTTTAGCGAGATTACTAAGCAACGTGAGGAAGCACGCAAAGAAGCGGAGGCCGAGCGTCAGCGAAGGGTTGAGCTGGAACAGAGGTTAGCGGCACTTGAGCAACAAGCCCCCAAAAAGGAGTTTGTAGATCAAGAACCACAACCGAGTCAGTTCCAAGATGCGTTTGAATATGCCAAGGCTCTAGCAGAGTACACGGCTGACAAGCGGATTGAGGAAATGAAGCGGCAAGAAGCAGAGGCAAAAGCCGAAGCAGCACGACAGTCAATGATTCAGGAATGGTCAAAGAAGGTCGAAACTGCCAAAGCCGAGTTGCCTGACTTTGATGACATGGTTGCATCTTCTGATGTGGTTGTGTCGGACGATATTCGTGATGCGATCTTAGAGAGTGATGTAGGCCCAAAAATCCTATACCACCTTGCAGAGAACAGCGAATTCGCCAAAAAAGTTGCTTCAATGCCGACAAGGGCTGCTTTGAAAGAAATCGGTAAGCTAGAGGCACGATTTGAGGCGAAAGCCGAAGAAAAGCCTGTGGTCAGAAGTAAAGCACCAGCACCTGTCACGCCAATTAAGGCTGCTTCTGGTGTAGCGGATACCAAGCTATCTAGCGATGGCAACTGGTATGGAAGCTATGCTGAATGGAAAGCGGCACGAAAAGCGGGTAAGGTTCGGTAACCCTTTTTTGTCCATTGAATTTGAAAGGAGAGCGTAATGTCTAATACGCTTCTGACAATTAGCAAGATCACCAATGAAGCATTGATGGTCTTGGAAAACGAGTTGACTTTCACGTCGGAAGTTGACCGCAACTATGATGACCAGTTTGCTGTGGTCGGTGCGAAGATCGGTAACACCGTCAACGTCCGTCGCCCTGGTCGTTTCATCGGCACAACTGGCCCCGCCCTGAACGTTGAAGATTTCAACGAAACGAGCGTGCCCGTTACGCTGTCCACCCAGTTCCACGTTGACACCCAATTCACCACTCAGGATTTGGCTCTGTCTCTGGATATGTTCTCTGACCGAGTGCTGAAACCCGCTATCGCTGCAATCGCCAACAAGATTGACAACGATGGATTGGCAATGGCTCGTCTGAACACCGCCAACATCGTTGGTACTCCTGGCACTCCAAGCACCGATTTGGGCACTTACCTGACCGCTGGTGCTTATCTGGATGCCGAAGGCGCACCTCGTGATGGACGTCGTTCTTGCATCGTTGAACCCTTCACCTCTGCAGTGATCGTCAACAGCCTGAAAGGTCTGTTCGTTCCCCAAGAGGCGATTGGCGAGCAATACCGCAAGGGCTTGATGGGTCGTGACTCTGCTGGCATGAACTGGAAACTCGACCAGAACGTTAGCCCTCAGACGTTTGGTTCGTTTGCTGGCACTGCCACTGCTGACACCACCTCGAGCAACACTGGTATCCTGACCTCTGGTTGGGCTTCTACCAGCACCATCACCATCACCAAGTCTGGTACTGTGACCCCCAACGTGGGCGACACCTTCACCATTGACGGCGTGTATGCTGTGAACCCGCAGAACCGTCAAGCCTACGGCTCTAACCGTCTGCGTAACTTTGTCATCAAGTCGATCAGCGGTTCTACCGTTGTGGTCAGCCCCGCTATCATCAGCGGTGGTCAGTTCCAGAACGTAAGCATCCCGTCAACCAGCGCAACCGCTGCGATCAACTTCTACAACAAAGCTGGCGCAGTTTCTCCGCAGAACATCATCATGCACCGCAATGCGTTCACGCTGGCAGTGGCTGATCTTGAGCTGCCCGAGGGCGTGCATTTTGCGGGTCGTGCTTCCGACAAGGAAATCGGTCTGTCAATGCGTGTGGTTCGCCAGTACACCATCAACAACGACTCCATCCCGACTCGTCTGGATGTGTTGTATGGATGGGCACCGTTGTATCCCGAACTCGCTTGCCGAGTGGCTTCTTAATTAGGAAAGGAAACAGATCATGTCTAATCCTGGACCCGCTTCCACAGTCACCCCCGTTTATCTGCTCAATGGTAATGCCGCTGATGGCGTTGCTGTTGGCGTTGCGGGTGGTTTGGTCGGTTTTTATGGTGAAACCCCTGTCGCACAGGCGGGTGCTATCACCGCATTGACCGCTGGCCCCACCACTGCTGAGTTTGTCGCAGCTACCAATGCGATCATCACGGCACTCAAGAATGTCGGCATCACAGCCTAATTCATTCTGACCTGAACCTCCCTGCTCAAAAAGTGGGGAGGTTTTTTTTTGGAGAAACCATGCACGTAATGATTGCCATCCCCGCATATACAGGCGTTGTCCACATGGGCACGATGCGGTCACTGTTCACAGACCTTATCACGCTGGTTAACAGAGGCGATACATTTACATTGGTAGACGATATTGGAAACGCCCTGATTGCTGACAGCAGGGGGGTAATCGCAACCCAATTCTATGAGTCTGATTGCGATTGCTTGGTGTTTATCGATAATGATGTTTCTTGGGAAAAAGGCGCACTGTTAAGATTGATTGATGCGCCTGTTGATGTGGTAGCAGGGGTTTACCCTAGGAGGCGTGACCCAATTGAATACCCGATTCATTACCTTGACAAGCCTCAATTGTGGGCAGACCCTGCAACTGGATTGTTGGAGGTCAAGTCTGTTGCCACTGGGTTTCTCAAGTTAAGCCGTAATTGCATAGCCAAGATGATTGAGGCTTATCCAGAAAAGCATTACTACACGGCAGAGCGTGACAAACAGTTTTACCCCCTTTTTGACCATGAATTTGAGGATGGTTACAAGTGGGGAGAGGATTACAGTTTCTGCATTAAATGGCGAAAAATTGGTGGTCAGGTATGGATTGACCCTGAAATGGCGATGGGGCATACTGGACTAAAAATTTTTCAAGGGCACATAGGAAAGTGGTTAAAAAACCGCTAATGGGCTAAAATAAAACATCTTTCAAAAGGAAGGTCTATGGCTACCACCTCCACCATTCGCAAAATTGGCGTAACAACGGCTGTATCGGTGGGGGCTTCTGCCACCTCTGAAGCACTGATTGTTTCAAGCACCAATGACCAAAACAATTTTGTTTCTTTGATTAACACTGGCGCAACCTCTGTGGCTGTCAAATTTGGCCCTACTGGTTTGAGTGCCCCTGTGTTGCCTGTAAGTGGCTCAACCACTGGCGATTTTGTTCTGCCTCCGAACATGAACAACGCCATTATTTTTGAAGTTCCGACTACGCCTTGTTATGTGCGAATGATTGGCTCGGCTGCTGGCCCGTCCATCGTTTATGTGACACCTGTGGGGCTGTAATGTCTAATCCCGCCGATTCGTCAGTACAAAACTTACTGCCAGTTCAGGCGTATTTTTCGACTGATGGCACTTTCCAGACCTTTATTGGTCAGGGTCAACCCTTTTACGCATCGGTTAATCCTAGCCAATCTGGTCTGAACATAACCAACAGCACGATCAATAGCACTACGATAGGCGCAACATCGCCCTCTAGTGCTATTTTTACGACTGCACAGGTTAATACTGCTCCATCAACTGCTTTGGATGTTGCTAATAAGCAATATGTTGATGGGTATGTGGCGGGAATTTCATGGAAACCGCCCGTCAATTACGGCACAACTGCTGACATTACCCTCTCAGGTCTAACGACTCAGGGTGGTGGCGATTGGGCATCGTCTTTGACTGCTGGCATGAGGGTTTTGGTCAAGAACCAGAACACAGCATCAGAAAATGGCATTTACACGGTTGCATCTGGCGCATGGTCACGATCTGCTGACGCAAATGTGTGGGATGAGCTGGTTTCTGCCATTTGTTTTATTGAAAGCGGTGCGTCTTTGGCTGGTTCGGCATGGTATTGCCCTGCACAACCTGGCGGCACTCTTGGTGTAACCGCAATCACATGGTCTAACTTCAGCGTTGCGGCAACTTACACCGCTGGCACAGGACTGACGCTATCTGGTTATCAGTTCAGCATCACCAACACAGGTGTTGCGGCTGCGACCTATGGCTCTGGTTCTAGCGTCCCTGTCTTTGCTGTGAATGCACAAGGTCAATTGACCTCTGTGACCAACACATCGATTGGGATTAATGCCAATCAGATCACCTCTGGAACAATCACTAACGCCCAACTGCAAAACAGCACTTTTACGCTGAATGGCACATCTGTCACATTGGGTGGAAGCGCAACGATTACCGCAGCCAATCCGCAAACCCTGACATTTGGCACAGGTTTGTCAGCGGGTAGTTACGATGGTTCTTCCGCACAGACCATTAGCATTGCAGCCACAGGGGTTAGCGCATCAACCTATGGGTCAGCGTCTGCTGTGCCTGTGTTTGCGGTCAACGCTCAAGGGCAGATCACAAGTGTTACTAACACCAACATCAGCATAGCCAATACGCAAGTGACGGGTTTGGGCACTATGTCCACCCAAAACGCAAATGCGGTGGCAATCACTGGTGGAACTGCAACAGGGCTGACAAACCTTGGTGCTGACTATTTGCAGTTCAACACAGGTGCAACTGTTACCGCTGCGGTTGGAAAAATTTGGTGGGATGGCGGTACAACTGTCAATGTTGGCATGACCACTAATGTGACAGGCCATGCATTAGAAGATCAATACTATTACATCAAAGCCTCGTCTGCCATCACTAAGGGTGAAGTGGTGATGTTTACAGGCTCTGTGGGGGCTTCTGGCGTTGCCACAGGCGCACCCGCAACGGGTATCTCTGATGGTTCATACATCATGGGTATTGCGGCAGAGGACATTGCCTTAAATAGCTTTGGTTTGGTGCAATATGAAGGCACTTTGCGTAATGTCAACACTTCTGGCATTGGCGATGGTGAGGTGCTTTGGTACAACCCTGCGGTCACAGGTGGTTACACGGCGACCAAGCCAAGCGCACCCAACGTCAAGGTTCAAGTTGGTGCGGTCATCAACGGAAACTCTAGCGGTGGTGGCGTTATTCTGGTTCGTGTCAATGCTGGTTCTGTTTTGGGCGGCACAGATTCCAATGTGCAGTTTGGGACACTGGCAAACAATGACCTGATTCGCTATAACTCAACCGCTGGATACTGGCAAAACGTTGCTTCTAGTAGCGTGTCGGTGGGCACTGCCACCAATCTGGCGGGTGGTGCTGCGGGTTCTGTGCCTTATCAAACCGCATCTGGCACGACTGCAATGTTGGCAGCGGGTACAAATGGTCAGGTTTTGACCATCGATGGCTCTGGTTTGCCCACATGGTCAACGCCAACAGCGTATGCGACTGTGACTGATGACACCACGACCAATGGAACTCGGTACATTCTGTTTGCCAATCAAACCACAGGCAATTTGACCACAGAGTATGTGTCATCCACAAAACTTCAATTTAACCCAAGCACAGGGGCTTTGAGAGCCTCACAACTGGTGATTGCACCGTAAGGATTGAACATGGGACAACTTGTTTTTCAGGCAAATTTGGGTGGGGCAGTTAACCTTGCTGGCCCTAACACTGCTTCAACTGTCACATTCACCTTGCCAAGTGCTGATGGCACAAGTGGTCAGGCAATTACCACCAACGGCTCGGGCACTTTGGCGTTTTCCACTGTTGGTGATGTAACCCTAACTGGCGCACAGACCTTCACAGGCACAAAGACCTTTGCTGGCACATCGTCTGCTTTGTCTGCGGTGATTTCTGATGTTGCAGAAACAATCACTGTATCTGCTACTGCGGCAACTGGCACGATTAACTACGATGTGACCACTCAATCGGTTCTCTACTACACTAGTAACGCATCTGCTAACTGGACTGTTAATTTCAGAGGCTCAAGTGGCACAAGCCTGAACACGCTAATGTCAACGGGTCAGTCTTTGACTGTGGCGTTTTTGGTGACTCAAGGCGCAACGGCTTACTACAACAGCGCAGTGCAAATTGATGGTTCATCTGTGACCCCGAAATATCAGGGTGGAACGGCATGGGCTGCGGGTAACGCCAGTGGAATTGATGCGTATGTTTATACGATCATCAAGACAGGCAGTGCCGCATTCACCGTTCTTGCCAGCCAAACTCAATTCAAGTGAGATTAGTATGCCCGTAGTTGAAACAAAAGGCTCTGCATCTTCACAAGGCTTTGGTGAGTTTGCCAAAAGCGGTGGCCCTGCCAACTACATTGAGGATGTGTTCCAAACGTGGCTCTACACGGGTAACAGCACATCTGGCGGTACTCAAACCATCACAAACAACATCGACCTTTCTACAAAAGGTGGTCTTGTTTGGATTAAAGGTCGGAGTGCGGCATCAAACCATATCTTGACCGACACAACCCGTGGTGCGGGTGCTAGTGCCACAAACAACAATGCCTTAGCAAGCAACTTAACAGATGCTGAAGATTTAGGTGGAAGTTCTTACGACTACTTATCTTCTTTTTCTACTACTGGGTTTGTTGTTACGCAAGGCGGGACAACCACAGCGACTAGAGGCACAAATTACAACAATGTTACCTATGCCTCATGGACTTTTAGGAAACAGGCTAAGTTCTTTGATGTTGTGACTTACACGGGTACTGGGTCTGCACAGACCATTAATCACAATCTTGGTTCTGTGCCAGGTTGCATGATTATTAAGAGGACTGACTCATCAGCCAGTTGGGGCGTTTATCATCGCTCTTTGCAAACAACTCCAGGTTTAGAAAACAAGGGCATTGTTTATTTAAATTTAACTAATGCTGTTGCTTATGGTTCTTCGCCTTGGAGTAACACGGCGCCAACTGCAACACAATTTACAGTAGGTTTTGCGGCAGAAACAAACGCATCTGGCGCAACCTATATAGCCTACCTATTCGCCCACGATGCTGGTGGCTTTGGACTGACTGGCACAGACAATGTGATTTCTTGTGGGTCGTTTACGACTAGCGGAACTTCTCCAAACAATGCGACAGTAAATCTTGGGTACGAACCTCAGTTTTTGCTTTACAAGATTTCAAGTAGCACAGGAGACTGGCGCATCGTAGATAACATGAGGGGTTTTCTTGCGTCTGGTGGTTCGCCTACTTCTCCTCAGTTGCGTCCCAATCTGTCGAACGCAGAGCAAAATACCTCTTTTGTCCAATTAACTTCAACAGGGTTTACAACAGACACAGGTGTTGATGCCGAGAGCTATATTTATGTTGCCATTCGCCGTGGGCCGATGAAAACGCCTACGAGTGGGACGAGTGTTTATGACGCAGTTACAAGGACGGGTACAGGTGCAAATGCCACTGTGGCAAGTTCATTCCCTGTTGATTTGTATGTTGTTCAACCTAGATCAAATCTGGCGGGTACTCCCGCAACTTGGATAAATCGTCTTGCAGGGGGAGATTTATATCTAAGGTCAAATGCAAACTTTGGTGAGGCCACTTTAGGAACAAGTGCTTTTGGCACTGTTATGAATGGCGTTTCTTTGGGCGGTGATACAGAAACAAATTATTCATCTTCTACTTTTATCAACTGGTTTATGCGCCGTGCCCCCGGCTTTATGGATGTGGTTTGCTATGACGGGACGAATAACGATATTGCTCTAACTCACAACTTAGGAGTTGCACCAGAAGCAATCATTTTGAAGAAGCGTAGTAGTTCTGGTGATTGGGATTATGATACAAACTTCACCAGCACTCAACACACATATTTAACACTGAACGACACAATTGCTGGTAGCACAGCAAATTACTCAGGCGGAGTTAACCTAGCGGCGCAACCAACATCGACAACAGTAACGGTTGCGGGAGGGGCATACAGCACTAGCGGTAGCACCTATGTGATGTACCTGTTTGCCACTTGCGCTGGCGTGAGCAAGGTTGGTTCATACACAGGAACTGGCACAACTCTACAAATTGACTGTGGATTCACTGGCGGCGCAAGGTTCGTCCTGATTAAGCGCACCGACAGCACAGGTGCTTGGTATGTGTGGGACTCTGCTAGGGGCATTGTTGCTGGTAACGACCCATATCTGCTCTTAAATAGCACAGCCGCAGAAGTCACCAACACCGACTATGTAGACACCTACTCTGCTGGTTTTGAGATCAGTAGCACAGCACCAGCGGCAATAAATGCCAATGGTGGGACATTCATTTTCTTGGCGATAGCGTAAGGAAGCATCATGGAAATCAGAACACAAGACGGGCAAGTGATGTTTGAGAGCGAGTTTCGTTCTTACATCAAAGCCAATGGTGGCCCGACATGGGCAGAAACAACTGAAGAAATCTTAAATTCTTTGGGTGCTGATGTTGTTTTTGAAGGCCCACAGGCATCTGGTGGCACAGTCTATCAATACAGCCAGCGTCAAGGCGTTGAGCAGATTGATGGCAAGTGGTACACCAAGTATGTGCTTGGCCCGATTTTCACTGATCGCCCTGCTACTGATGACCAACCCGCTAAGACTGCGGCAGAGCAAGAAGCAGAATACAAGGCTCAAAAAGACGCAGAGCAAGCCAAATCTGTGCGTAATGACCGTGACCAACGCTTGAAAGACAGCGATTGGACGCAACTGTCTGACAGCACTGCTGATAAACAATTATGGGCTACATACCGACAAGCATTGCGTGATGTGCCGACCCAAGCTGGTTTTCCTTGGTCTGTTGAATGGCCTGTTAAGCCGTGAAGTGGGAAATTCTTGAAGTTCATACTGAGGGCGAACTGATCACCCATGTTCGCTACTTGGTGACTGAGGGACAAGTTGCCTCAGAGGGTTATTGGTACTTTGACAAGCCTGAATTAACGATTCCGTTGGCGCAAACCAATGAGGAAATGGTCGTTAATTGGGTGCGTCAGGCTACTATGAAAGATGGTAAAAACGCCGTAGAATCACGCATAAAAGAGCAGATTGAGGCGTTGAATTTGACCAAAGAAATTCACCCGCCTTGGAAACCAAAAACCTTCACGGTGGCAGTATGAACGAAGTGAAACTAGAACTTACTGTCGAAGAATTGCAAATAGTGGCTGGCGCATTACGCGAGCTGCCCTATAAAGTTGTTGTTAATCTGCTACACAAGATTGATAGGCAGGTCATCCCGCAACTTCAAAAGGGCACAGAAAATGGCGACAACCCCACTTGATATTATCAGCCGAGCATTAAAAGACATTGGCGCACTAGAAGCGGGAGAAACCCCGACCCCTGAAGCGGCTCAGGATGCGTTTGATATGTTCAACGATTTGATCGATCAATGGTCAAACGAGAACATGATGGTTTTCAATGTCACTGAAATCATCTTCACGGTTGTGCCAGGTCAGACCCAATACACGATTGGCCCAAATCCTAGCACCCAAAACTTTATTGGTTCGCAGTTTACTGGCTCTATCACTGGGAATGTTTTAACAGTGACCAGCATCCAGCAAGGTGCAGTGGCTCAAGGGCAGACTTTGAGTGGCACTGGCATTGCTGAAGGCACAAAAATTGTGTCTTTTGGCACTGGCGCAGGGGGCAATGTCAACGAGCAAGGCACATACATTCTGAACAAATCTCAGACTGTTGCCAGCACTAGCATTACGGCTTACTACCAAAAGCCTTTGAGCATTGATTCTGCTTTTGTGCGTATCAACACCAATTCCAATGGTGTGCCCATCATCAATGGCGGTCTGGACTATCAGGTGGCTATTCTTGCCTTGCAAGACTACGAGCTGATTGGTCTGAAAACACTCAGTGGCCCGTGGCCCAAGGCTTTGTATTTCAATCCTGGCGAGGAATCGGGTAACTTGTTCTTGTGGCCTAACCCGTCGCAAGGCGAAATGCACATATTTGCCAACACGATTTTCAGCCGATACGAGAGCTATTACACGCCAATTTCCATGCCTCAAGGCTATGTAATGGCGATGCGGTGGTGTTTGGCTGAACGGCTGATGCCCATGTATGGCAAGAATGACCCGCAACAGATTGCCATGATTACAGCCTATGCAGCACAGGCTAAATCAACAATCAAGCGCACGAATATGTCGCCATTGCAAACGGCAAGGTATCCTGACGCATTGTTGGCAAATAAATCTAAAGACGCTGGTTGGATTCTCACGGGCGGTTTCTTCAATTAAGGAGCTGCAATGCCTGATTTTGGATTTGTCGGCCCAAGTTACGAAGCACCTAGCATCTATCAGGATGCACAGGAGTGTATTAACTTCTTTCCCGAGATTGACCCGCTGAAAGAGCCTGGCACTCGAGGAGTGGTTGCCCTTTACCCAACGCCTGGCTTGACCACCAAGGCTGTTTTGCCCAATAAGCAAGAGATTCGTGGGCTACGCACTGTGTCTGGTGGTCAGCAAATGGTGGCGGTTTGTGGCCCGTATGTGTATGTTTTGTCGGCTAACCTTGTCCCTGCGGTTGTTGGGATTCTTAACACCTCGTCAGGCATTGTTGGCATTACAGACAATGGCACAAATGTGTATATCGTGGATGGGGCATATCGCTACACATGGCGCATTTCAGCACCTGCCACAGCGGTTTTGACAGGTTCTATCAGTGGGACAACCCTGACTGTCAATACACTTTCCAGTGGTACGATAGCCACAGACCAACAAGTTTTGGGCGTAGGGGTATTGTCCGAAACAATTATCACTGCTGGTTCTGGCTCGTCTTGGACTGTTAACCGAAGCCAAACCGTTGCCAATGGTGCGCTAAACACTGCGGCTGTAAGTGCCACATTCACAGGGACAATTTCTGGTACGACTCTGACTGTCAGTGGCGTAACAGGAAATATATATGTTGGTCAGACCATCCAAGGCACTGGCGTAACTCTTGGGACGATTGTGGTTGAGCAACTGACCTCAACCACTTTCAAGCTAAGTAATAGCCACACGATTTCCGTTGGCGTGACCATGTGGGCGTTGAATTTCTCGGTTTTGCCCTCGTCTGATGGGGCGTTTTCGGGTGCGACCACTGTGGACATTATGGACAATTACTTTGTCTATAACCGACCTGATTCGCAGTGGTGGGGTGCATCTGATCTGAATTCGCCAATCAGCCCTGCGTTAAGTTATGGCGTTAAGGATGGTGGCCCTGACAACTTGGTGGCGTTGATTGTTGACCATAGAGAAGTTTACCTACTTGGTGAACAATCTTCTGAGGTCTGGACAGATGTTGGGGCGGTTCAGTTTCCTTTCCAGCGTATTCCTGGCACATCAACCCAACATGGTTGCGTGGCTGAGTTTTCTTTGGCACGTTTGGGCAACTCGTTTGCGTATGTGAGCCGAAACAATCGTGGTCAAGGCCAGATCATGCAAATGAATGGCTATATCCCGCAGCGTATTTCTACCCATGCGGTTGAAAACACTTTGGTTGGGCAAGTCATTGATGACGCAATTGCTTGGACATACCAACTTGAAGGTCACGAAATCTATGTGGTGAACTTCCCGAGCATTGGCGACAATGGCTTAACATGGGCGTACGACACTGTGACTCAAATGTGGCACAAGTGGTTATATTGGGAAGCTGATCAGACCTTTGGGCGGCATCGTGGTAATTGTTGTTGTGTCTTTCAGGGCATGGTGATGGTTGGCGACTATGAGAATGGCAAGCTGTATATGTTGGACAAAGCCAACTACACAGACGATGGCAATACCATTCGCCGTGTCCGTCGTGCGCCTCACTTGGTGACTGATTTGCAACGCCAATACTTCAATGAATTGCAGATTCAGTTTCAGCCTGGTGTTGGCACAACTGGTTTGTCGGTAAATTTCACAAATTACACCAACAATCCAGAGGAATACATCATTTATCCTGAAGCATTCCTTACAATTGGCCCGACTGAATCTTTAATTATTGGCAATCAAAGCAGTGGCGTGCCACAAAACGTGACCACGACTCAGCCAAAAGCCATGTTAAGGTGGTCAAACGATGGTGGCTCTACTTGGTCAAAAGAGTATTGGGTCAACATTGGCGCACAAGGAAAGTATCAAAATCGAGCCATTTGGAGGCGTTTGGGCATGGCACGTGACCGCATTTATGAGGTTGCCATTACCGACCCTGTAAAGGCTGTGATTGTGTCAGCAAACCTTAAAGCAAGTGTGGGGGCTAACTGATGAGCAATGGACTTTACTCAACGCCACAGGTCAATCCATACCCGCAAAGCGAGTTTCTTGACCCGAATACAAAGCGACCAACACGGGCATGGCAGCAGTTCTTTTTGAATTTGCTTAACTTCACATCTTTTTCAAGCGCAACGGCTGGCTCGGCAACTTTGCCATCCAATCCTGTTGGATTCATCAAAATTACGGTTGATGGCAAACCGTACAAAGTTCCTTATTACAACGAATAAGGAATAAAATTTAACAAAGAGGTGATCTTATGGGATGGTTCAGTCAATTAACAAGTGGCAATATTGGTGGGGCTTTTGAATCCGCTGTAGGCAATGTCGCCTCTGGTGTTAGCAACATCGGGCAACAAATTGACGATACTGTCAACAAAATCCCTGGCGGTTGGGGCACTGTTGGTCTTGCCACAGGAATTTACTTTAGTCCTGAAATTGGTGGCTATGTAAATTCAGCCACTGGCGAAACATTAGCGCAAGAAAGTGTATTGGCAGCAGCAAACGATGTGGCAGCCCAACAAGCGGCAGCAGCAAGTATGGCTGGCGGTGGTTCATCTTTGGCAAGTATTGCTGGTGGCACATTGGCTGATGATGTGGCGGCACAACAAGCGGCTGCTGCTGGCATGGCAGGGGCTGGCGGTGCGGCGGCGGGTGGTGCATTAAGTAATGCGGCAGCAGGGGCAGCAGGGGCGGCGGCTGGTAATAAATTAGCTGATGCGTTGCCATACATTGCTGGTGGAAGCGTTGTCAGCGGTCTTATTGGTGCAGATGCGGCTAAGTCTGCGGCACAGGCTCAAGTGGATGCAGCTAATCGTGCGGCTGAGACACAGAAATACATTTTTGACACGCTGAACCAACAACAAGCCCCATATCGTGAGGCTGGATACAGCGCACTCAAAGACATTCAAGGTCAACTGCCTTATCTGACTAGCCAATACAGCCCTGAAGATTTTGCGAAGGGTATTGACCCTGGCTATGCATTCCGACTCAAGCAAGGACAAATGGCTGCCGAGCGTGCTGGCAACATAAGAGGCATGACAGGTAATGTGTTGACAGGCTTGCAAGACTATACGCAAGGTCTTGCCTCGCAAGAATATGCCAATGCCTTTCAACGTAACTTGGCTCAAAAACAGAACATTTACAACACATTGGCAGGGATTGCTGGTCTTGGTCAAACGGCTCAAGGTCAAACCACCACTGCGGCTGGTAACTATGGAACCAATGTGGCAAATCTGATGACAGGTGGCGCAGCAGCTCAAGCAGCAGGGCAAATTGGACAAGCCAATGCTTTGACAGGTGCTTTGAACAATGTCATGAACACTTACACACTTGCAAACTTGTTGGGTCAAACTGGCAAAGTTGGCCCATAAAAAGGAAAAATCATGCCTGTTTTTACCGATCTCAGCCCTAAACAGCAAGGAATGACCCTTGGTGATCTTGTTGGCCTTGCAAGAGGCGTGCAGTCGTATCAACAAGCAGAACAGATGAATCCTTTATTGGTTCGTGAGCAAACCGCCAAAACCAATGTTGTTGAACAAAAAGCACCAGAAGAAATCCAACAAGCAAAGCAATTAACAGAAAAAAACCGATTGGAGATAGCTGGAACAAACTTTAAGCAATTCCAAAACATTGTTGGCGGGTTGGCAACTGATAAACGATTGCTTGATGCAGTTGAAAAAAACGATGTTCAAGGCGCACAAAGGGTTTTGTCGCAAGGTATTCAGCAAATGATCAATGCTGGATTTAATGCGGAAGAAGTTTACACAGGCGCAGCAGAAATGATGCAAGCGGCTAAATCAAACCTTAAAGATTTGCCGACCTTGTTGGGCACAATCAACAAGCAAGCAGTTGGCCCTGAGTCAAGATTGCAACTTCAAACGCCGACACTTGGCACATTTGGTGGTCAGCCTGGCACATTCACATCTGGCACAAGTCAAATTGCGCCTGTGCAGTTTCCTCAAGCCGCACCGCAAGCCATGCCTCAAGGTCAAGCTGCGCCTCAAGGTCAAGCTATGCCTCAGACAACCATGCAGTTGCCCTACCCCGTCCGTCAGGCGGGTATGCCGTTTGCTGGTGCGCCGAGCGAAGAAGCAGATCGATCAAAAGGCCAGTTGTATCGCCAAAGTTTGGTGAACAAGCAATCTGAGTTTCCGACCCTAAAACGCAACTTGGATGAAGTCATCAAAGAGGCGACCAAACTTGACCCTGGTAGTATTTGGTCATCTGGTGTTTTGGGCACAATCAGACGCAATTTTGCCAACTATGCTGGCGACCCGACCTATAAACAATTGAGCAAGGATTTGGCTAACGTTGCCATTTCCAACATTCAAGCGGTTGGCGGGTCTATGGACACAGTAGCGGGTCAGCAACTGGCACGCATGGCTAATGGCGATGAAACTTACCCGCCAGAAGTTTTGCTCAATATTGCAAGACGCACCTATGCTGATCTGACCAATTTGAATATGCAAGCGCAAGGCGCACAGGCTTTTGCCAATAAGTTTGGTGACAATAACCTTAACGCCTTCAGACAAGAATGGAACAAAAACGCTGATTCCAAAGTGTTTGAGGCAATCAGCGTTTACGAGAATGTGCAAGACCCCGCAGAACGCAAAAAATTGATTGATGGCCTATTAGGAAGCAATCAAAAAGTGCGTGAAGATTTTGCAAGACGTTATAAAAACATCAAGAAATTGACTGAAACTGGGGAGTTGTGATGGATGAACTTGAGCAACTTATCAGGGGCGGTCAGCCCTCTACCAAAAAAGATTACAGCAACCTTGTTACTGAGGATTTGCTAGATCGTTTGCGTAAAGTTGAAAGCGGCAAAGATGATTTTGCTGTTAACAAGCAGACCAAAGCACTTGGTGCATATCAATTCATGCCTGAAACAGTGGCTGATATGCACCGCAAGGGCAAGAAATTCAATCCATTTGACGAAAAAGAAGCACGTCAAGCTGCCAAAGAATATCTCATTGATCTGGTCAACCGAAACAATGGCGATTTAGACAAGGCGTTGGCTAACTATGGCGGGTTTGTCACTAAAGACCCGAGCCAATATGTTTCAAAGGTCAAAGGCGATGGTAAGCCAAGTGCGCCTGTTGACGAGCTTGAGCAATTGATTCGTGGCACACCCACACAGCAAGCCCCTGCAAAGCCCGAGCCTGTTAAGCCTCAAGGCGTGTCTGAAGCAGATATGTCAAAGCCTTTTATTGGCTTTCCGTCTGCCAAGAAGCCGACTGCACAAAAGCCTAGTGAGGCAAATGTTCAGCCTATGCGTGAGTTGGGGCAATCATTTGCTAGTTTGGCAGATCAACCAATCAATATGCTAACTGGCGCATTAGATTATGCTGCTTATCCTTTGGCAAGGGCTTATTATGGATTCAAAATGTCTCCAGAAGAAGCCGCAGCAAAAGCAAGGGCTGAAACTACAAGTCCAAAGAACATTATTGGTCGTGCGCTTGGAATTGAGCAAACGCCTGGTTACCAAGCAGAAGTAACAAGAGCCGTTCCAAGAGCAATTATGGAAACTGATGCGGCAAAATACATTGCTGCAAATGTGTCACAAGGAATTGACGCACTAAGTGCAAAAACTGGTTTGCCTAAAGCAGATGTAGAAAGCATTATCCAAAGTTTGGGTATAGCGGCTACTCCAGCAGTGACTAAAGGGCTAGAAGCAACGGCTAAAGGCGCAAAGTCTGTGGTCGGCACAATTCAAGAAGCACGTGAGTTGGCACAAACAAGAGCCACCCCCGCTACGCCTCAAGCCCCTCAAGTTGCGCCACAAAAAGGCATGGTTAGCATGGGTTCAGCGGCAGCCCCCACAGAAACCACAATCAAGGCTGCTTTAACCCAAGCTAGTCCAGATTTGCAACAGGCTATTGGCAATATACCTGTAAACAAAGTCAATATGCCTGTGCTTCAACGACACATTGAAGCGGATACTTTGCCTGTTCCTCTACGACTGACAGAAGGGCAAGCAACTGGCGACCCGATCATTATTTCTAATGAAATGAACCGTCGTGGTAAGCCTGGCAATGAGGCTTTGGTTGCTCGATTGAATGAGCAAAACCAGCAATTGATTGACAACCTTAACGCTATTCGGGAAAAGGCTGCACCTGATGCGTTTGGCACACGCCCAATTGAGTTTGGCGAATCAATTATTGACTCTTACAAGCAGAAAAACAAACTGCTAGAAGATGACATAAACGCCAAATATACAGCCTTGCGTGATGCGGCTGGTGGTCAATTTCCTGTTGATGCACCACAACTGCTGAAGAATGTTGAAACAACTCTGCGTAAAGAATTGTTAACCAACGATGCCAAGCAGATTTCTCAATTCAAAGAATTGCAAAGGTTGGCAAAAGATAACTCAATGACTTTTGAGGATTTCTTGAGCCTAAGAAAGAACCTTGGGAATGTGGCTAGAACAGCGCAAGATGGCAATGTTCGCATGGCTGCTAGTCGCATGATTGATGAGCTTGAAAAATTGCCTTTGAGCAAACAAGCCCAAAACCTTAAGCCTTTGGCTGATGAGGCTCGTAAAGCGGCACGTGAACGATTCCAGATGCTGAGTAAAGACCCCGCATTTAAGGCGGCGGTTGACGATACAGTGCCAGCAGACAAGTTTGCCCAAAAGTTTGTGATCAACGGCGTTAACAAGAATGTTAAGCAGATGATTGACAATCTTGGGTCTGAATCACCCGCACATCAAAGCATGAAGGCTGCGATTCTTAGCCACCTAAAAGAAAAGGCTGGCATTATTGATGACAAGGGTAATTTTACGCAAGCTGGATACAACAAGGCTTTACGCAACCTTGACAACATGAACAATCTAAACATTGTCATGGATGGCGAAACTGCGGGACAATTGAAATCATTGGGGAATGTGGCTAGCTACATTCAAAATCAACCCAAAGGGTCGTTTGTTAACAACTCTAATACGCTAGTTGGTGCGTTGGCTGAAAAGGCTGCTGGCCTTGCTGAAACCGCTGGCAATGTGATGTTGGGTGGCAAATTTGGTATCCCTGCGGGTTCAATTGTGCGTGGCAAAGTGCAAGAATTTAAATCCAAAAAAGAAGCCGAAAAGTCTTTGCGTCCAGGCGCAGGGGTTGAACTCAGAAACATTGGTAAGGAAGAAAAATGAGCGTCCTATTAGCACCCATCGGTAATGGCTTTCAATTCTTTGATGCCAATGGACAACCCCTAAATGGCGGGTTTCTGTACACCTATCAAGCTGGTTCAACTACGCCAGCATCAACTTTCACCACCAATTCAGGTGCGGTTGCGAACACCAATCCTATTGTGCTTGGTTCTGATGGTCGCCCACCGCAAGAGATTTGGCTGACTGCTGGTTCAAGTTATAAATTTGTACTGTCAACAAGCGCAAACGTCACGATTGGCACATACGACAACCTGTATGGCATTGTTAATGCTGCGCCTGTGGCTAACCCTGTGCCTAGCGGTGCAATTGTGATGTGGAGTGGGTCTATTGGCTCAATTCCCGCTGGATACTATTTGTGCGATGGCAATAACGGCACTCCTGATCTGCGTGATCGGTTTGTGGTTGGCTCGGGCAATTCCTATGCTGTTGGCAATACTGGTGGTTTCACTAGTTCTGTAACCTCTAGCATTGGCACTAATCTACCTCTCTATTATTCACTCGCATTCATTCAGAAGGCTTGAAGATGGACTCAGGAGAGATTGACCCCGTGAAATATGGTGTTCTGTGGGAAAGAGTGCAGAACATGGACAAGAAGATTGACAAGATGGAAGGCCAGATTGGTGAGCTTCTTGAACTAGCCAATAAATCAAAGGGTGGCTTTTGGATGGGCATGACCATAGCTTCTATGGTTGGCGGCGCATTCACATGGATAATAGGACACTTTAAAGGCGGGTAATGGAGCCGATCAGCACCGCCTTGGCTGCGTTTGCCGCTGTTCAAAAGACAGTTCAACTGATCAAACAGGCGCAAAAGACTGTTAATGATGTTTCTTCTCTTGGCCCCTTACTTGGAAATTACTTTGGGGCTAAACAGCAGACAGTCAAAGCGTTAGAAGAAGCAAAGAAAAAGGGCGGTTCTTCACTATCTCAGGCAATCCAGATTGAGATGGAATTGCTGAGTCAAAAGAAGTTTGAAGATGAATTGAAGATGATATTTTTCCAAACAGGTCATGCTGACATTTGGGAAAACATCATGAAGCGAGTGCAAGCTGGCGAGGAAGCTGAACGTGAAGCTCGTAGAAGGGCGAACGATGCCGCAAGAGTTAAAGCAAGAAAAATGGCAGAATTAATTAATCTTGTCATTGGTATTGTTCTTGTTGTTTTGCTTGTTCCTCCTCTTGTTTGGTTGGTAATTCAAGGCATCATGTTTGCAAAGGACAAATGATGATTCGCTTTGGTCAGATCATCATCTTTTTTCTTTACATTACTTTACTTGGAGTCATAGTCGTTGGATGCGATATGCCTGAGTTTTATCGTTACCAATGTATGTCATCTAAGAATTGGAATAAACAAGAATGCAAGCGGCCTGATTGCGAGATTCTTGGTGAATGTCCTGACCAACTGATGAAACCAGAACTGACTAAGGGGCAAACCAATGAACGTTGAAACTATTGAAGCCAAGATCAAACTTATGATTGCCGCCACCTTCTGTTTTACAGTGGTGTGCATGGTCAGTCTGTCCATGTTTAGCCTTGTATTTGTTCCTCAGCCCATGTCTGGGATTGCCCCTGCTGACAAACAATTCTTTTATCTTCTTTCAGATATGTCCAAATACATTTTGGGCAGTTTAGGCACTTTGCTGGCAATCAAAGGCAAAGACATTGTGCAAAGCATGAGAAAGGATGATGATGATACCCCTACCAGCCCTGATGGAAGTAGGCAGCAAGATACTGGACAAAGTGCTTCCAAATGAGGAAGCCAAAACCAAAGCACTTGCTGAACTAAAAAAGATTGAGTCGGATGGCAAACTAGGTGAGCTGAATGTTGACTTAGAAGCCTATAAGACCGAGCAAAACAACCTCACAGAGCGTTTAAAGGCCGATATGGGGTCTGACTCTTGGCTATCCAAGAATATTCGCCCATTGACGCTTATATTCATTCTTGGGGCGTACTTTACATTTGCCATGATGTCTGCGTTTGATTATGAAACCAGAGGGGCGTATGTAGAGCTTTTGGGGCAGTGGGGTATGTTAATCATGTCGTTTTACTTTGGTGGACGTACGCTTGAGAAAATCATGGACATGAAAGCCAAAAAGGACGGAAAATGAAAGAAAACTTTGATGACGCTTTGAAAGCACTATTGAAGCATGAGGGTGGTTTTGTGAATCATCCTAAAGACCCTGGCGGGATGACCAATCTTGGTGTGACCAAAAAAGTCTGGGAGGAGTTCGTAGGCCATGAAGTCGATGAACAAACCATGCGAGGACTCACCCCTGAGTCAGTCGCCCCCCTTTATAAGCAACGATATTGGGATGCTGTCAGAGGGGATGATTTACCTTCTGGGGTTGATTTCGTTGTGTTTGACTGCGCTGTCAATTCTGGTGTTGGGCGTGCTTCTAAGTTTCTTCAGAGGGCTGTTAATGTAGCTGATGATGGCAAGATCGGTTCAGGCACATTGGCTGCGGTCAACTCTAAAGACCCCAAAGAGTTAATCAATTCATTTTGTGAACAACGACAGACATTTTTAGAGGCTTTACCAACTTTTGACACTTTTGGCAAAGGGTGGACTCGCAGAGTGTCAGAGGTGCGTGAACAAGCAACCCACATGGCTACGGTCTGATATCCACCCATCTGCTTTTACAAACCTCTTTAAATCGGTCTTTGGGGTGAGGGCAGTCTTGTGGCGGGACAACCACCATAAAGACTGCCTGAAACTGTCCCCTTGACCCTGGCTCTCTGACCCACCGATCAATGTAGGCATCTGGCATCTTTCTCAAGCTGCTTTTGATGGTCTTGATGTGGTAGATGTGAGGCAATTCAGCGTGAATTTGCTTGG